GTACAAAATACTGTACCCAAACTTAAGCAATGCTGAAGATTCATCAGGTGGATTTGTTTATGACCTTTTAAGCAATGGTTTTAAGTTTAGAAATACAGAGGGCGATGTAAACGCATCAGGTGGCACATACATCTATATGGCTTTTGCCGAGAACCCTTTTAAATATGCTAATGCAAGATAGGAGAATATAATGGCTTATAAATATAAAGAACGATACCTTAAAGTTGGTAAGGCATGGCAAGATGATGATGGGTTTAAGCACCCTTATAACTGGTCATCTTCATGGTCTGCTGATGATTTAAAAAAGTGGAATGTAACTGTAGAAGCTGATGTTGATACAAGTTATGATGATAGATTTTATTGGGCAAAAGGAATTGAACGTAAACTAGCAGATGAAAACGTAGTTGATGATGATGGTAAAGCTGTTAACGACCCTACTACTGGTAAACAAATGGTTCAGTTAGGTCTAAAATCTATATGGATTGCAAAAACTAAAACAACTGCAAATAGTTTACTAGCTTCTAGCGATTGGTATGTAACAAGAAAAGCAGAAACAGATGAAGCAATACCATCTACAATAACCACATATAGGTCAGCAGTTAGAACTGCAAGTGGAACAATAGAAACTGCAATAAATGGTTGTGCAGATTTAGATGCTTTTAAAGCATTGTTTGTTGTGCCAACTGATAGTGATGATAATCCTACTGGCAATGCACCAATCTATGATTTCCCAGACGAGGTGTAAATGGCTAAACCATCATTACAAGAAATTCATGTTACTTTAGAAAAACACATAGCTGTATCTGAAGAAAGATTTAAAGAAAGTATTTTGAGAATTAAAAGAATAGAAGTTTATATGATTTCTTCTATATCAGCGATAGTGTTACTTCTTATAGGTTTATTAGTGAGGTAGAATGGTAGTTGCAGAAATTCTTACTGGTATTGCTCTAGTTCAAAAATCAGTAGAGTTTATTAAAAGCAATATCAATACAGTTCAAGATATATCAGGCATAGCCAAACAAATTGATGGGTTCTTTCTCGGTGAAGAGCAAATGAATAAAAAGCAGGGAAAAGGCATGTCTATTGCTGAACAGTTTGGTTCAGTAGAAAAGTCAGCAGATGATTTTATTAATCGAAAATTATTAGAAGAAAAGCGAGAAGAATTAAAATTCATAATTAATATGCGATTTGGTGCGACTGCTTGGGACGAAATAATTGCAGAAAGAGCCAATAGAATTAATGAAGCAAAAGAAGCACAAAAACAAGTAAGAATAAAAGCTAGAAAACAACAAGAAGAAATAATGGAGATTTTAAAATGGGTTGGTTATACGTTTATTGGCGTTGGCTTAATGTTAGCTGTATTGGTTGTAACTGTAAAAGCGTTTGCTTACGAGTACAAAAGTAAAGATTACACAAGACAACAAAAAATATGGCAGGGCAAAGTACAAGAAAAAAAATACACAACTTGTAGATTAAAGAAAATAGTTAAGTCGCAAATTACTGGTCAACAAGCATGTATATATCAAGGTGGCAATAAAACTTTTGAAATGATGATAGAAAGAAACTGCCCTAAACAATACAAATGTATTTATAATCCTGATGGTGAAGAACCAGATATTGATAAAGTAATGGAAAGTTTGAGAAGTATAGCCAAATGACAGAAAAAAAATTAGATACTAAAAAAATGTATGAAAAACCATTAAAACTAAAAATAGATGAAAATAGTTTTGAATTAGCTTTAAGAATATTAGGTAACGAATTTGTTGCAATAAAGATTGGTTCTACAAATTTTTCTGGTAAACTAATAGCAGGTGGAATTTTATTGTTGTTTTTTACCCTTATTTTATTAGAGGGTTTTGGTTTAAATGAGATATTATTAAGATGAATGTTGAAACTTTTTTAAAATGGAAAATATTACCAAGATTAATGATGTTGGCTAGTACTGTAATGTCGTGGAGATGTGCAGAATGGTTTATGGGGTTAGATGCACCCACAGCATCACAATCAGCTTTTGTATCGGTTGTTATGGGTGTAATGACTGGAATTTTTGGAATTTGGATTGGTCAAGAACATAAGGTGGATAAATGATGGATTTAGAGACATTAAAAGACGATATAATGAGGGAAGAGGGTCATTTGGTATTAGAACCCTATCAAGACCATTTAGGCTTCTGGACAATCGGCTGTGGGCATTTAATTCGTGATGATGAAAAAGATGAACTAATGAACCCAATAACAGAACAAAGAGCAAGAGAACTATTTGTTTTAGATTTAGGGGTTTCTATTCAAGATGCTGAAACTTTTTATAAAGGTATGAATATAGACGATAATGTTAAAGAATGTGTAATCCATATGTCATTTCAATTAGGGTTGCCAAAATTAAACCAATTTAAGAAATTCAAAAAAGCATTAGCAGATAATGATATTGAAACAGCTATTGTAGAAATGAAAGATAGCAGGGCATATAATCAAACCACAAATAGATGGGATAGGTTAATAGAGAAGATGAGGAAAAGCATCTAAGTCATTGATTTATAGGGGTAAAATCCTGGAGAAAGGTTAATAAAATGATAGCTAGTTTATTACCAGTAGCATCTAAGTTATTAGGTAAATTTATAGAAGATAAAGACACTAAAAACAAACTTGCCCATGAAATAGCAACTATGGCTGAAAAACATGGGCAAGAACTAGCATTGGCTCAAATAGAGGTTCTTAAAGAAGATGCTAAGGGTAATTGGTTTCAAAGTTCGTGGAGACCCCTGATAGGTTGGATTTCTGGCTTATCGTTAGGAATAAATTACATGGTCGCACCTATTTGTGCAGGGTTTGGCATTACTATTCCTCAAGCTGATATGTCGGTAATGATGCCATTAATGTTTGGTATGCTCGGAATTGGTGGCATGAGGTCATTTGATAAATTTAAAAAAACGGATACAAAAAAATGATGTTGTGGCATTGGCTAACATTAGCTAAGTTTTTTAATAAGATTGGGAATTATTTTTATTCCCTGCATGTGGCTAAAGTCCACGATAACCAAAGAAAGGAACAATCTATGCCATCAGGAAAAGGAACTTATGGAACTAAAGTAGGTAGACCACCTAAAAAGAAAAAGAAAGTTATGAAGAAAAAGAAAAAGTGAGTGGTCTAACAACTACATCTACTATTTCTGAACTTATAGGTAAAAGACCTATGAGAAGAAGAAAGACTAGAACCATAAAGAACAAGATGCCCTATAAGGGCGATTTTAGGGCAGTACAGCGACTTTTGTCCACTAAAAGTCTAAAGGGTTAGGCAGTATCCTCAACACCTCATAGGAATGTTTGTTTCAATAATTTGTTTTACTTGATCTAAACATTCGGTCAGACCCCCCTTGACTACAAAATGAGGTGTACCTAATCCTTTAGATTGTACTGCCCACAACTTTTGATTTTCGGATAATCTACCCTTTTCGTTTTTAAGTTCGATATAAAGAATTTTACCCATAGGATATTCAACAATTATATCTGGACAGCCAGATTTTAAACCCATTTTTTTCATTTGAGCATGAAGATAAATAGACCTTTTACCCTCATTTGGTACATGAAAATGTCTGAAATAGTAGGTATTGGCTAAGATGTTTAGTAGCTGATTACAAGCTATTTGAATGGCTGATTCTTTAGTCATAAGGGGTAAACCTATCTCTGTTTCACTTCATATAAATACTGCGATTTATTTAAGTACCTCGAAGAAATAATAATTTACCCCTCATTTATACTACGATTGGAGATCAGAGTATAATTACTTTCTATCAGATAGTATCAAATAAAGCCAAATAAAACAATAGTTTGAAAAAAAATTAAAAAAAGTGCATTTAGGGTTTGACATATATAAACCTAGAGTTTAAGCTAGGTTATTAAGTTAATTGATTGGAGATAATAAATTGGGAAATCCTGCTGAATATAAAATTAGAAAGTCTTATTTATCAGATGACTTTGGTTATGAACTAGCTGTTAAATGGTTTGGTCAAGAAGTGGTTGATGATTTACCTAAGTATACAAAAGGTAAACATGAGGGAAAGCCTATGGGTTTAGTAAAATGGATTAAAGTTGAAAAGGGTGGTTATGACCCTATGCATTATTCAACTTCTGGTAGATTAGAAACTAGAAAAGGTTTTATTTTAGGTAAAGCATTATTAAAAACTTCTTGGGGTGTTAAGTGGTTTAATACTAACAATGGTTTTA